ACAGAACTCACGGAATAATTTAGCAATACCTTGTACATGCATGGATTCATCTCGGATCGACCACTCAACAATTGTACCCATACCTTTCATCTTACCGAAGCGTTGAAAGTTCAGAAGCATTACGAATGAGGAAAACAATGACATACCTTCATTAAATACGGATTGTGCCATAATTTGAGCTAATCCCATCTGTGTACTGTTATTACCTTTTGACATAAATTCAATTTTTTCTGCCATTTCACTATACTCTAGAAATGCATGGAATTCTTCATCTGGCAACCCAAGTGTATCATTTAATAGTGCATATGCACGTTGATGGATTGCTTCTCTACAAGCAAAAGATCCAAGCATATTACGCACTTCATTATTTTTAAATTTAGGAATCAATAATTCGTAATAATTTTCTCCAACTTGTACATCAGATTGTGTAAACAACCTAAGGACTTGGGTAATAAATTCCTTTTCCGTGTCAGTTAATTTAGTTTTCCAATCTTGGATATCTTCTGATAATTCAGCCTCATCTTCAACCCAGTGGATTTCTTCGTGTTTCTTTGTTACATCCACAGCCCATGGATAAAGAAACGGTTTATAAGTTTTTGATTGTTGTAATAGTGACATATTTACCCCTCACATGCTCGGCATTCATCGCCTGATTCGATTGTTATTGGTTGATTTAGATGTTCCATTAGTTCATCATAACCACCAACATAGTTTCCTTCCACATAAATTTGTGGCACTGTTTTTACTTCTCTGCCTGTAACTTCTGCTGCAGTTTTTCCTAACTCCACAAGATTAATATAATCAAATGGAATTCCTCTTAATTCTAATTCTTCTTTTGCTCTCATACAGAAAGGACAATCATCCTTACCATATACAATGGTTCTCATATCACCGGCAAGTACAACTCGTTCCACTTTATCTGAAACAGTTTCTGCTCTTTGTTTTGCCTCTGTACGAAGATAATATAATCCTTTAAGGCCTTCTTCCCATGCCTTAATATGTGTTTTATTAACATAGGATTTTTGTGCACCGGAAGGAAAAAATAAGTTAACTGATTGACCCTGACAAATATATTTTTGTCTATCCGCTGCATGTGCAACGACCCATGTTTGATCAAGTTCCTGAGCCGTTTTAAATACGGCTTTTTCTTGCTCTGTAAGGTTAGGTATATGCTGAACTGAACCTTTATTAGTAATAATTGATGTCCAGATAGTCTCATTATTAATTTCATATTTTTCTAAAACCGGTACAAGATATTTATTCTTTACAAGAAATGAACCAGCTCTTGTTCTATGTGTATATGCATTAGCTTTTTGTGGTTCAATGGACGGACTGGTTGATAATATTACTCCGGAAGATGCATTAGGAGCAATAGCCAACAGATGAGCGTTACGCATACCAGAACCTTTACCATCTGGATATTCTCCTCTTTCTTTTGCTAATTTTTCCGATTGTTTTGTTGCTCTTTCTTTGATTGTTCCGAAAACCACTTCATTGATTTCTCTTGCCAACTCAGATTCCCATGCCACTCCCTGACGCTGGAGGAGGGAGTGGAACCCCATAGCACCCAGGCCGATGGACCTTTCTCTTTCGGCTGAATATTTTGCGCGGGAGATTGAATCTGGCGCATTTTCAACAAAATACTCAAGTACATTGTCCAGCATAGTGATGATATCTTCGACAATAGTGGTATTTTTCCACTCATCATAATATTCGAGATTGAGAGATGAAAGACAACATACCGCAGTACGATCAGCACTGGTAGGTAAATGAATTTCGTTACAAAGGTTTGAGCCATGAATTTTTAGTCCTTTTTCTTTTAGTGGTTCAGGTAGATATTTATTAGCTGTATCGATAAAGTTTAGATACGGCTCACCAGTTCTGAACCTTATTTCTAAAATACGTTCCCATAATTTACGAGCATTCATAGTATCAGCAATTTCTTTACTTGATGGATCCTTGAGATTCCAATCCGAATTTGATTTTACTGCTTCCATAAAATCATCTGTAATATTAATTGCGTTATGTAAATTTAATGCTTTACGTTGTACATCTCCAGTAGGAATTCTCATATTAAGAAATTCAATAATATCTGGATGTGATATATCCATATATGCAGCGTAGGAACCTTTTCGTGTTTTACCTTGACGGTATGCAATCATGTCAGCATCAACTGTATGCAAAAAAGGAAGTGGACCAGGAGCTTTATCAGAAGTAGTTCTTACATCAGACCAATGACCACCAACTCCACCGCCCATAACCGATAACCATCTGAGTTCTGAAGAATGTTCAATTAAACCTTCAAGTGTATCTGGCACATAAGTTAAAAAGCAAGAAATAGGTAAACCTTTACCATTTTTAATGCCATTTGGAGCATTGGATAAAACAGGACTAGCAAACATAAACCACTTGTTACTAACATAATCATAAAGACGTGTTGCAAGTTCAACATCCATTTTTCCTTTAAAGGTAGACCAGGCCTCTGATGCACGTACGTATGCTTCTTGTGGAGACTTTTCTTTATTTTGTAAATAAAAATCTTTTAACATGCCAATTGCATAATCAGTCAGTAAATTGTCTTTTTGTAAATTTGGTACAATTGTCATTAAGCGCCTCTGTGAACGAAAGTAATTTTTAATTTGTTAGGTATATTATATATCAAATAGACTGGAATGTAAACAAAATAATTATCTTTTTTCTAGATTTTTTATTCTGTTTTCCAATTCATCTATTTTTTTGGTAACGTATGGATATTTTTTTCTCCATGCATCGGTAGGTTGTTGAAACCAAGTAAGTCCCCATCGATCGACGAGGTAGTCTAGAAAATGATCTAGTTTAGCATAACACCAAAGCCCTGCCCTGGTGTCTTTAAAATATGCTAAAAATGCGGCTCCAAGTAAAGAGCCACCAATTGCTGTGTATATCCACAGAGTATCTTCAAACATTCTTTCTATCATAATCTATTCAGTCTTCCAGATAGTCCAAGCTCCATAAGCTATAGCGATACCTGCAGCAATTTTTGCTAAAGGGGCTAGAAAAAGTACCATCAAACCCAAAATAATAAGTGCAGTACCATCCCAAGATGTGCGTTCTTTAACTCTATTATTAATCCATTTTTTAATCATTTAACACTACCTTTCCTTCAGTTATTAATCTATCTCTATTTACCATGTGCTGTGCTTCAACTTCATCTTTTGATCCACCAAAGTATGCTACAGCATATCCCTCTTCAATAAGAATATCAGTTGCTCTTTTTTCATTGATGAGAAAGTCTCCCAATACTCTTCCAAACTTTCCTCTGCTATCCTCTCCACTTCTATCAATTTCTGTTTTGAGAATTTGGATCGATCCGATTGGTAAAAGTTCTTTAAGTCTTTCTTTACTTGCAAGCCCAAATGCCTTTTCTATTAAATCACGTGTTCGTGATTCAGGAGTATCTATACCCATCATACGGACACGTTCCTTATGCATCCACATACCAAAACCTAAGTCGATATCAATGTCTACTGTGTCACCATCGACTACGCGTAGTATTTTACATTTATACTCATACATATTTACCCCTCCATAATTGTGTAATTAACATAATTTTCCATGGAGTGATCTTTTGCTCCGTCAAGTAATCCAGATCTATAACCTCTAATCTTATCCTTTATTCTTTGCCATATAGTCATTTTTCTAATTTTACCATAGTGGTTTATATAACAAAGATTGCCATGATGTTTATAACCCATAAGAGCTAAAGGTACCCTTGTAACAATGTCATTATTATTTACAAATCTCCAATGTTGAGTTTTAATTCCTTTTACGAATGATCTTGTGCCAGCACGTGGAGATCCGTAGGTGTATAAAACTTCAACCTTTCTAAATTCTTCTATACGAGATGTGCAAATAGTAGCCATAGCAGCACCTAGTGAATGACCACAAATATATAATTTTTTCTCTTTATATTTTGTCACCAATGGTTCTATATGAGACCATAATTTATCTAATTCACCTTTAAACCCGGCATGTACCCAACCGTCTGTCATTGATTTATTAGGAAATGCATTTAAATCAGCAAGTACATCTGACATTTCATCTGGTTCAGTACCTCTAAAGCATAAAGCAATATCGTCTTTATTCCAGACAATATGACATTGTGCTCCTTTGTGTTCTAAAAATATATGATTATTCCAATCTAGGTTTTTATATTTCTTTTTTGCTTCTTTTTCATCTTTATAGGCAATGTTGGCCATTTTAGCAAATTTATTTGCTTGATTTAGGTTCATCTTTTGACTCCTCAGGTTTTACTGCCTTTTCATAATAAACAATAATATCTGTTTGCTGATTTATAAATCTTTTTAAATCAGAAATGTTCAAAGCCAAATTTTCATAATCTTTCATACTTAATACTACAAAGGCAACCTCACCGTATTGCTCTTTATACTCTTTAATAAATTCGTCTAATATATCACTCGTAACTACACGTACACGAGTATCAGTTAACTGTAGTGGTTTCGGTCTTGCTACTACTGGTACTGTTGTCTTCTCTATTTTGGTTACTACTTTTATCTTCGGTTCCGGTTGGAATCGACTGCAACCACTCAGGAAGAGAAGACTTGCCGCCAATATCATTACCAGTGTCCGACATAAACTCACGCCATAGTTCTGCTGTTGCATTATTCATTCTTCCTTCTAAATCTGCGGCATCTTTTAATGCCTCAACCACTAGGTTCATTCTACTTAATTTACCTCGTAGTTCATCTCCATATGCCTCTGCCTTTTGTAAATCTTCTTGCAAACCTTTATTTAACGCGGCCATTTTAGCTACGTCTGCTTGGATTGTTTCCAAACTTGCCGTTGCAGTTTGTACAGCGACTTCTAGTTGAGCATTATTTTCACGTAATGTTGCTATTGTAGCCTGTGTAGTATCATAATAATATTTTGCACCATAACCTACAATACCTACAATACCTATTACAAAAATTAAAACATATATTTTAATCATTTGGTTCTATAAACCTAGAAAATCTTTTTAATAATGCAGGCCTTTTTTTCTTTCTACGATCTAATACACTTGTTGTACTAAATCTTGGGCCCATATCCTTTGTATCCTGAGGGATACCAGCCATGGCAGTAGTAGTCATTTCACTAGCTGATTTTGCTCTTGCCATTGCTTCAGGTGATGGTGCTCCTGTTTCGCCTTTTTTACGCATCTTTTTACCACTTTTTCTTTTCATGTGGATATTGTGCCATAAGCCTAAACCTTTTTCTTCTATATTTTTTTCATGCATATCTGTGTTTCCACTTTTACCGGATTGTTTAATTACCTTTAAAGGATTGCCAATTAATGGTTCATATTTTTTAAGTGCAGCATTAGCTTTTGCTTCAGAACTATAATAGGCAAATACGTAACGGGATTTTGGTGCACTTGGTTGTACTAAAATATGTGTATATGGTTTTACTTTAGAACCTTTTTGTCTACCTGCTATTCTCATTTATAGATCTCTGATGTAGTAATATATATTTTTTGATTGGTTTTAACATGAGTTGCCTCATAAATATCCATACCAAAAACATCACCAACAGGATAGTTGATGCCTTCATAAACTTTTATCTGATCCTTAGACAATACCATAGGTTCGCACGTGGTGTTAATAATTTTTTCATCTTTTATTCTATATACACCAGGAGATATTGATTTATCCTTTAAAACAAACCAATCATTTTTTTCTGCTAAAATGTCTGATGAATCAATATTTAGTTTATTTAAAATTTTATCCAAATGATTATCGGTAAGATTATATTTTTCTTTAATTAAAAATAAACCGGCAGCGAAAGAACCAAGTTTTGATCCACCACCTGGAATTTTGGAAAGCAACCGTTTAGTGTTAGCGGCAAGACGAATAAAAGTAGTATAAGAAGACTTTTTTGCGTCGGTATCCATTTTAACCGATTTAATTCTTTTACCATTTTCGTCTATTAAACCTTCCTTATACGCATCCCAATTTTTCCAATCCATAACCAACATACGGATAAACCTAAATGTATATGCAAGGTCTGCTGCTCTTTTTACTAATCCCATCAAATGTCCCTTAATTTATCCACAACGCCTGGATCAAGATTAATACCTATATATTGATCGTCCTTAATATATTTTAAATACACTAAAAATGGTTTTAAAACAGGCCAATGGCCTTTATTCATTTTTAATTCCAAAATATTTAAAGCTCCTTCAATACCAAATGAATTAAACACCACAATTAGGTGGTTTAAAATTAATCTTTCGGCAAGTTCATCATGTTCAATATAGCGATTTAAGAGTCTTTTTATATACTTAAATCTTTTGATATCCTCATAAAATTCTTCGATATCAGTAAATCCAGGATTCCTATAATGCTTTGCGGCATATAGGAATAAATTATTTTCGGTTAATTCATTAAATACAATCATACATTTATATATTAATAAATTAAACCACTTCCTCATCAAGTTTTGCTTTTATTACGGCCTTTGTTGCCTTAGGATCAATTTCGATACCCCATTCCTCAGCAGTTGCAATTAATTGATTTTTGCTCATAGAATCCAAAACATAAGGTGTTTTATCTTTAAAAACATCAACCACTTCTATCTCGGGAGCAGAAATAGTACCTTGAGCAAGTAAATATTCATTAATTTCCTTTTCAGATAATTTTGTCTTTTTTAATAATTCACCTGTTCGAGGATGTCTCCATCCTCTTGGACTAGGAACTGCATTCTTTTTATATGCTGGTGGTTGTATCATTCTATGTGTTTCCTTTATTTCTGAAGCTTTTTAACTGCAGTAGCAATACCTTGTTTTCTTT